TCCCAGTCAGGAGGAGCGGGCGGATATGGAGAGACTTCTGTACGATAAGTTTGGAGGCGCAACCAATGCCGGAAAGTTCCTGATGACGTTTAACGACTCACAGGAAAACGCACCTACTATTGAAGCGTTCCAACCTACTGACCCTCAAAAGACATACGAATTTATGTCTAAGGAAGTGGTCGCTAAAATCTTGTCCGGACACCGAGTCACTTCCCCTTTGCTGTTTGGAGTTCGTGATGAGGGAGGTGGGTTTGGTAGCAACGCGGACGAAATGCGTGACGCATACGACCTCTTTAGTCGAACCGTGGTGCAGCCTATGCAAGAGAAAATCCTGGAGGGGTTGCAACGCTTGTTTAGCGTCAACAACGTCATCCTGCCTATCGAATTTGAGCGGTTAGTACCCGCTTCATTTGTAGAGCAGAAGGAGGAGCCAAAACAGGATATACCACACACGTTTAGTGCGGAGCCAAAAAAAATTAGTCAAGGTCAGGGTGACGTATGGTTGAACCACTTAAAGTTTAAGGCCAGTTTGCCCGACGAGAAGTGGGTGGAAATTGCACGTGAACCTGTTACGGATCACAACGTGGATGCCAGGATTCATGAGCGTCAACACTTCTACAACTTGCGCGACTACGAGAACTTTAAGGAGCCAAGTGAATGGGGAGACGTGACCGGACCAAAGGGTACGCAGTTTGCTTTGCGATATGCCTACGAGCAGACGGACAGCACTCCGCGCAAGCATGGCAGCCGGGAGTTTTGTGAGGAGATGATGAAGCTATCCGATTCAGGCGCGTTGTATCGTTACGAGGACATCAACGATATGTCTGACGACGGAGTCAATTCGCAGTTTGCGGCGAGTGGCGAATCATCTTACAGCATCTTTGAATTCAAAGGGGGTGTCTATTGCCGACATGGATTTGTACGGGCAATTTTTGCCAGTCAAGCAGACACGACATTGTCCCGTGAAGAACTGAAAGAAGAATGGGATGAGGTGATGCGTCGAGTAGGCGCAAACCCGTATGTGCCAGGAGTAGGTATTGAGCGAGAGGCTCCAAACCAAATGCCAAATAGAGCGAGTCTAAAATGAGCGAATTAGTTTTCTTTGTCAGCCCAGGAAGGGTAAAGCGTGATACAGCACTACAATCCACTGTAGACGAAAGTGTCATCCGACCATTCATACAGATTGCCCAAGACCGCCACATTTGGCCCGCACTTGGAACTAAGCTGTATGAGCATCTCAAAACTGAAATCAAATTAAATCGTCTTAGCGGCGACTATGAGACCTTGGTGAACACGTACATCATGCCAGCTTTGTCGCAGTTTGTATTTACAGAGTTGGCTTACGTCGTTCGCCTTAGATTCAGCAACAACTCAATAACCATAGCCAATAGCGAGGTGGGTTCAAGCGCGTCAATTGCTGACGTGAGATTGGTTAAGGAGCAAGCTGAGTCTATTGCCATGTTCTATCGTGAGCGCATGATTAACTACCTATGCGACAACACCGAACTTTTTCCGCAATACACTCAGAACACGGGGTCAGACCTATCACCTTCAACACGCAATTACTTCCAAGGATTGAACGTGTACCCACGTTCGCCTAAAAGCAATCAAGCCATTGCCTACCTACAGGCAATTGGGGTCAAAACCAACAACTGATGGCAACCAGTAAACTCACTGATCGCACAGAACTTACGACTACTCCTGCGTCTGACGACGTATTGCACATTGTCGATGTAAACGACACGACAGGTAGCCCGGCGGGTACGAGTAAAAAAATCAAGTACAGCAATTTAGTATCTGCGTCTTCCGGTGTCACATCGGTCACAGGTACAGCACCCATTGCATCCACAGGAGGCACTACACCCGCAATCAGCATTGCAGCCGCAACGACATCAGCGGCAGGTTCTATGTCATCTGCGGACAAGACCAAGTTGGACGGAATTGCGGCAGGGGCTGAGGTAAACGTGCAAGCAGATTGGGACGAAACTGATTCGGCGGATGACTCGTTTATCGCAAACAAGCCGAACACCAACGAATTGGATGGTCAAATTTTGGAGTACATCACGCGATCAACCGCGTATGCCAATGGCACTATTGAGGGTGAGGTGCTTAAATACGGCGGTGGCACTTTAGTTGAAACCAAGGCTTATGTGTACGCATCCTCTGCGTGGGTTGCTGTAGACGCAGACACGGAAAACAAGACCAAAGGCTTGTTTGGCATTGCCTTGGGAACCAGTGGATTTGCTAACGGCCTTCTCATTCGAGGCGTGATGAAGCACACATCCTTTTCGACTTTTGCCATTGGCGACATTTTGTACATCAGCACAACGGAGGGCTTGGTCACAAACGTCGCACCGAGTGCCACAGGAGACTTTGTGCGTGTCGTTGGTTACGCTTTGGGTAATAGTTACATCATGGTGGACGCATCCGCTACCTACATTGAATTGGCCTAATGCCTGATATAGCGAAATTGAGCGGTATAGCCCCTGCTGATTTTGCAGAGGTAAGCGGATTGCCGAAGGCTAACATAGCGGACATCAATGGGTACACCTTACCCTCTGCTCCGTCAACATCTTATGTTACGGCAGGAATGGAATTGCATCTTGTCGCGGCAGATAGCAGTAGCTACAGCGGTCCAGGTGCTACATCATGGAACGACATATCCGGCAATAGTCGAGTTGTAACGCTGTACAATGGTGCGTCAGAACCTGTGGCTGGAGACAATTACGTTCTGTTCGATGGGGTCGATGACTACGGGGAATTGACGTGGCAAAGTGGAGATCACTTCTACCCCCTCTCTCCTGTTGCTACGATGCCCAATAATTATTCCGCGTGTTGGATTGCGGCTTTTCCTGAAGATGGAACGACAGGTTTTTGTAACAGTTTAAGTATGACGCATTGGGGGTCAAGGCAACAATCAGGAGGAAAGCGGTGTCTATTTATTCGTTCGCTGTATTGGACGCAGTATAATGCATGGGCATATGGTTCAGCCGCATACTTCTTTTGGCCTTCCACCCCGTCAGTAGACTTCCAATACAATTCTACGCGCGGGCGCAACGAACTTTATCCCGATAGGTTCTACCACTTTGCGACGACATTTGACAAGAACGCCAGTGGTAACGACCAACTAAGGTTCTACATAAATGGTCAGCCGTTTAGTGCGCCGACTCAATCTTCAGGCGGATGGACTTCAACTGATCGTCCAAACTCTCGTGGAAAAACGCAATACGGAACCTCTACGCAAGTTCGATTAGGTCCAGCTACATGGCAACTACAGAGGGCGGCAAACTCGAATGGTAGTTTGGGAACACACGTGCCATCAAGCATAAAGGAAAGCCTGTTGTATAGCACCACGCTCAGTCCTGCGGACGTGTTGCAAAACTACAATGCTTATATCAGTACCTACGGAGCAATAAACTAATGTGGATACCTCCTGACAGACGATACTTTGTAGTGGACGCACGAGAAATCGATGTGGTTACGTTTGAATACTTTTTGGAGACTGGATGGGATACGTGCCTGTACAGCAACGACGGCACTAAGTCTGTTTTGAAGTATGACAATCCGGAACCTGCGTATGAGTTTGTGTATCCAGTGCAAGGGCCATACAACGTAGAAGAGATTTTTGACATTGTACACGGCCCCGATTGGCCTCAAGACCAAATGGACACAGGAACGGAAGAATGATGGAGGCGATCAGCGTATTTGAAATATTGACTTTGCTTGCGGGCATTGTGGGTGTCTACCTGAAATTGACGCAAGAAGTGGGACGGCTAAAGGGTCGCATCGCTCTGCTGGAACGTCAGGAGACAGAGGTAAAAAAAATTTTGACTGACCTTGTGACGGCAGTCAACGACATTAAATTGCTCTTAGCAGAAAAAGGAATGCGATGAAACGACCAGTAGAACGAGAAGTGCAGAACGCTTTAGCCGATGCGTTAGACGTTATTGAAGATTACCAAAACAGCACTAACCCCGGCGCAATGGAAGAGATTTGGGAATTGGTAGGTAGAGCCTTTGACATTAGCAAAGGCTATTAAAACGGCTCGATGACGGAAACGATAGCATTGTACATTGAGGTCTTTGGCGATTTAGAATGCCTCCGGCAACAAGGGGTAGAGGACATAGATTTTGACCCCCCCAAAGGGGTCAACGGAGAACCCGGCATAGCTGACTTTGGCTACAACCGTCTGCACATTCGATTCTATGTCGATT